TCTGCTGATTGTACCCAAAAAGAACTAAATGAATTTATTGAGCAATTTAATTCTGCCCAGTTTAAACTTGTAGAGAATTTCTTTGCAACTATGCCAAAACTATCACATACAGTAGAAGTAACAAATCCCAATACTGGTGTTAAAAGTGAGGTTGTTCTTGAGGGATTAGCAAATTTTTTCGCGTAAGTATGTCGCATGAAGACCTTGCGTCATACTATCAAATCAACTTTGCTTTAATGCAGCATCATAAATACAGCTTAACAGAGTTAGAAAATATGATACCGTGGGAAAGAGAAATCTATCTCGCACTTCTACAACACTATATTGAAGAAGAAAACTTAAAGGCACAACAAAATGGTTAGATCACCGATATCAGGAGGAATTAGCGCAGTAAGGACTAGTGTTCCTTCAAGCCTTTTCAGAAGATCTAATGAATCGGATCCTGTCTTTACATCTTGGTTGCAATCCAATAATGGTATAGGAAACTCTTTAGCAGCAAGAAATTCTACTCTACTTGAAGGAGTACAAAATCAACTTAATACTGTATCAAATCAGGCAGTTATTCTTAGTAGTTCACTACAAGTAATTGCATCTAATATTGCTGCTGATTCTGCATTAGAAAAACAAAGGGCTGCTGCGGAAGAAAAGAGGCAGAGAAATCTTACAGAACAAGGTCTAAGGGACGATAAAGAGCAGGGGATAGAAAATAGAATTCAGGCAGCTTTAATGGCACCTGTTAGGAAAGTTAGATCAAAGATACAATTTGGATTGGGTAGATTAATGAACTTCTTCCTCATACTTACTGGGGGATGGTTGACTTTAAAAGTTGTTGATTTATTGAAAGCAGATGCTGATGGTAATATAAAACTTGTAGAAGAAATAAAAGGTAATATACTTAAAGGATTGCTGATTATAGCAGGGACATTTTTACTGCTTAAATTTGGATTAGCGGGGATTGGTCTGCTTGTAGGTAGACTTGGAATTAGATTAGCAGCAATTGCATTTCGTGGTCTGCTCAGAACACCTTTACTATTTTTGAAGAATTTCTTCGTTAGTTTGATTTCTAAAATGAGGAATTGGGTATGGAAGAATATTAGAATTCTTCCCGTTCCTGCCCCAAATCAAAAACTTGAAGAGGGTGGTCTTGTTGAAGGTAGATCACATTCTCAAGGTGGTGAGAATGTTAATGCTGAAGGTGGAGAATTTGTTATTAATAGAAAATCTGTAGAAGCTATTGGTCTTCCAATTTTAGAATCTTTAAATAATATCAAAACGATTGATGCAACACAAAAGCATCAAGAGTTGATGGAAAAATTTGGTCTTGATAAAAGGATTGAAGAAGTTGGTGCTGCTCAAGCGATGCTAGAATTTAGAAGATTTAAGTTTAGACAGCAAGCACAAATGGTTGCACCAACAATCATTGTTAATCCTTCTAATCAGGCTGAGATATCACCTGAAGTGCAGGCAGAATTTGCTGAATCTATGAAGAATATGAAGGGCGAACCCCCTAAAAGTGATTATTCTGATGTACCTCTCTATTCTTCAGCAACACCTGAAGTAGAAGCAACACCTGAAGTAAAAGCAAAACCTGTAGAACAACCAAAATCAATACAGCTTCAGGTAGTACCTTTTAAATCAAACACTTCTGAGGTATATGAGCAGATAAGTCAAACTCCAGAGGCAGAACCAACTATTATAATGGCACCTGCCCCAGAACCAGAGCAGCAACAACAACCAGTAGACAATTCAACTAATTCTGGAGCAGAAACTGGTGGTTTTGTGCCAAATATACCTGCCAGAAATTTTGATAATAAGTATGCATTCCTTGCTTACAAACTCTATCAAGTAACACCTTGCTAATTCGATGATTAACAATCAACCACTAATTAGATCATCGGAGAGTCTTAGAAACATAAGTAAGACTCTAACTTCCTTTAGTAAAAGTCTTAATACATCTACTCTCCTTGCTAGAGATATTGCTAAGACTATTCAGGCAAGTAATGTTCAAAAGAAAAAGATTATCTCCAAAGAACAAACATTTTTTGTAAAGAGAAGAGAATCTTTTCTTAGAAAAAGAAGAGAAGGTTTAATTGAAGCAAGTGGTATAAAAGGTGCCTTAAGATCTACTGGTAATACAATTAAGAATACTGCAAAAGGATTTTTAGGTAGATTATTAAGTTTTATTGGTATAGTCTTCCTTGGATGGATTGTACTTAATGTACCCAAGATAATTAAAGCAATTCAGGGTATAATAAAAAGAATAACGGATGTGACAAGTATTATGGGTAACTGGGTTAGTGGATTAAGAGAGCAACTGACAAATTTTGGAGAGGCAACTCAAAAAGTTCTTTCTGATATTACTGGAATTGATTTTTCACCAGAAGAAAGATCGATTCAATCTGGTTTTGACCAGAGTAATAGAAGTTTGTCGAAGATAGATCAAGATGTTGTAAATGACACTAATGCACTTCAAGAACCAAAAACTTATGGATTGGAAGACAGTGATTTAAAACGAGAAAAAAATGAAGTTCCAGAAACGCAAGAAGATGCTAATAAATGGTATCAAAATTTCATGAGTGGCAGAGATACTCCACCATCTACTCAACAAGGTGATGCATCTTCATCTAGAACTATGACAGCAACTCCAGAGTTGTATCGAATTGCTGCTGCCATGGTTACTGAAGCTGGTGGTGGAACAGCAACTACAGATGTTATGCAAGTTCTTGCGAACAGAAAAGCATCTGGTAGATATACTGGATATAAAGGAGATAATTCTTATACTGGTTTATTGGCAGCGGATAAACAGTTCCAGGGAGTATATGATAGAGGACAAGATAGATTTGTAGCAATACAAACTGCAGAAGAAGCTGCAGAATTTGCAAATACAACAGTTGAAGAAATTCAAAGCAGGATAGATGATCTTACAAATCCACAATATATAAAAGATTCTGCTGAATATGTTAAAGGTGCAATGGAATTTAGAGGATCACCCGATACTGTTCGGAGAGCGAATACTGATACTATTCCTGATAATAATATAGAAGAAATAGGAACTACTGGAAGAATACCAGAGAGTATATGGCGTGGTAGAGATGGTGATAATCAATTCTTGATTGGTCCTAGAGATGCGGCAAGACCAGAAGGTGCAGCATCATATAGTTTTGATCCCGAAGTAAGTTCTACTAATATAAAAACATTTACAAATATAACTTACACTGGCAAGAAAACCATGCCAAAAGTAAAAACAGATAAAAATGGTCCTGTTATTGTTTTACAGCAGCAGTCCCAACCAAATACTCAACCAGTAATTATGGCATCTTCATCATCTGAAGAATCTATACCACCATTTATTGCTAGTGGTGCAGATGGTTTATACATAAAACTAGCAGCCCTACACGCAGCATATACTTAAATGGCAGCACTCGATAAGTCACAGTACGAAGAAATTTCTATATTATCTACAGATGGGTCTAAATCTGTAGATATTACCCGTGGCGTTGTCATGATTCAATATTTTGAAGATATTTTTTCTCCCACAGTTACTGCTAAATTGCAAGTAATTAACGAAGGATATAGTATAGAAGGTGAGGATGGAAATTTACAATCGATTTATAATGGTTTACCTTTGAGAGGTGGTGAGAGAGTCAGAATAAAGATAAAACCAAATTGCGAAAACAATATTGGATTGGACTTTTCTACAAAACCAGATACTCATTTATATGTTTCAAAAGTATCAAATGTTATTGTAAATAAAAGAACAGAATCATTTATATTAGAACTAGTTTCTAGAGAAGCGATTTCAAATGAAACTAGTAGGGTTGGAAAAAAATATGCCCCTTCTGTAAAAATATCAGATTCTGCGAAAGAGATTGTAGAAAAATATTTAAAAACTAATAAGAAAGTAAAAGCAGAAGAAACCCAGAATCCATATGGTTTCATTGGAAATATGAGAAAACCATTTACGGTATTAATGTGGTTGGCATCTAAAGCTGTTCCTGCAAAAGGTAAAAAAGATTCAACTGCTGGGTATCTGTTTTTTGAAACGAAATCTGGATATAAGTTTAGATCTCTTGATGGATTGATTTCAGAAAAACCTTCTGGCGAATATTACTACGATGAAAGAATTGATAGTAGTGTTAGTAACGATTTTAAAATTCTCAAATACAATACAAATTATAGTGAAGATGTGTTGGGAAAGTTGCAGAAAGGTGCATATTCAAGTCAAAGAATATTCTTTGATCCATTAACTTTTGGATTTACTGATCCGTCTAGAGGAAAATTTGGATTAAAAGACTACAAAGGAAATGCAAAAACACTTGGTAAAGATGCTTCATTACCAGGAACCTTAGCATCTTCCCCAAGTAGGTACATAACGGCAGTTGTTGATAGGGGAACGGTAGAAAAGGGGGTATCAAAAAAATTAAATGCAGAACCAATTAAAATACAATCCCAAACTATGATGAGATACAATAGTGTATTCTCACAAACTATGTCTATGACTATTCCTTCTAACACTAATCTAGAAGCTGGTGATCTTATAAAGTGTGATTTTCCCTTAGTATCTAAAGATGATATCCAAGATCTTGAGCAAAGTGGACTATATATGATTAAGGAACTATGCCATTATTTTGACTCACTGGGGTCATACACTTCATTAACTCTAATTAAAGACACTTTCGGTCCACAGAATAAATGATAGAAGAATCAGTTTTACAAAGTAACTTTATAGGTAGAGATGGATTTAGGTGGTGGATTGGACAGATTCCACCTGAAGAATCGCATGGTGATCAAATAAATCAAACTGGTGATTCTTGGGGCAATAGACTTAAAGTTAGAATCATGGGGTATCATCCCCAGAATGAAGAAGAACTGAAAAATGAAGATCTTCCCTGGGCACAGATTTTACTTGGTGCTACTGATGGATCGGGTGGTGGTGGTCTACACAGATCTGTTAGAATTGTTCCTGGAGATAGTGTATTTGGATTTTTTCTTGATGGTGATGATGCACAATTACCAGTAATTCTTGGAACTTTTGGTAGAGCAAAGAATGGCAGTCTATCTGGTCAATACCAATCACCATTTGTACCATTTACTGGATATAT